GAGAACGCAGAGAATGAGCAGATGAAGAACCACGGTTATGGCATGGAAGACGCGATGACCGTTTTGGAAGTTCTGTTGAAGCTGTAAGAGAAAGGAGCTTGAGCATGATAAAGTTTACCGACAAGATGCTCTGTGCATTGAGCACACGGGGGCGGTATGTTGCCGCCCGTAGGATGTACACATACAACCCGGCTGAGAAGGTCGTTCATGTGTGGGAACGCAATGTGGAGCTTGGGGACTTCGAAGAAGTGACCCGTCAGCGGTACGACGTTGAGGCCCATATTGCTATGAGGGGGTGCAAGGCATGATTCAATACATCAAGCCCAGTTGTTGGGCGTGGATTCTGGCAGACCTCAAGAGGAAGGAAGGGACAAAGGAGCGGTGCATCTGGGGCGGCTACCGCTACTATATCCATAGAGTGTATGAATGCACCGCAATCAGGCGTTGCCTTCAGTCCCAAGAGCCTACCTTTGAAGCAGATGAACTCGTGGCCTACTTTGCGAAAGGAGAGTTCTGAAATGCTGACAGCTTATCAATTTTCATGCATCGCGCCTTTTGCGGCGCTCCTGCTCATCGGTGCAATCATCGTAGGCATTGCAGAGTGGAAAGGATGGTTTTGATGGTGATTTTCATGTACGGGTACGGACAGCCGAAGAACGGCATTCGATTCACATACACGTCAGAGGTGAGAGCATGAGGACATGGAAGAGCTACCGTTACAACCTCAGAGCAGAGGATGAAGACAAGATAGCAAAGTTGCACCGGCATTTCTGCGAAATTAACGAAATTATTACCATGGTTTTCTACTGGGTGTTTGGTTTCGTGGCTTTGGTTTTCCTTATCTGGATAACAAGTAATGATTTGTGGGGGGTCATTCTATGAAGAAAGCCGATGAAGCAGGCGCAAGAAAGCGCAAGGGCAGTGGCAAGAAGGGCGGCAAAGCCGCCCTTTCTGCTCCCAAGGCAAAGAACACGACAGCCAAAGCGGCGAAGAGCACAGAGCCAAAGAAGCCGCGCAAACAGGGCGGCAAAGGCAGGCCATACCAGCCGCATCTGTGGACAGCATACGCTCCGGGAAGCAAAGCCCCCCAGCAGTACAGCGAAGAAGAGTTAAGGGGCATTGTCAAGAAAGCCGCCAAGGCGGCAAATACTCGCTTGCGTACCCTTGAAAAGAAAGGGTTGACGCAGAAGTCTCCGGCCTATCAGTATATCGCATCGGAAAAACACGGACTAGGTATGGAACGCCCCCGTTTTAAAGAGGGTGTTACAAAGATGTCTAGACAAGAGCTTAATAAGGAATTTTTGAGACTTCGGGAGTTCATGTTAAAGAAGACTTCGACAGTCACAGGCTACCGGGATACAGTCGAGAAGAAAGTACAGAAAGCGCGTGAAATGGGTTTCACGGGAACACCGGAAGAATTGTCTGAATTGTTTGACCGTTTCTGGACGGAAGAGAATGAAAAATTGTACGGGTCTGAGGTACTGAGACAAGCAATATATAGCCGTCAAGTCTCAAACCTTCAAGAAATAGCGCAAGCGTTTCAAACGAAGGTTGACAAAGACAGGCAAGCGGGCGCAATGCTCATTGAACTAGCAAGAAGAAAGTTGGGCAGGACATGAGATTCAGTCAAGATGTTTTTGTGTGCGAGACGACAGAAGAATTTCTTCCCCGTGTTGCTGTGCCGTATGAAGTACACAGCAACAAGAAAACTTATTTAGACGTTACTTGCACCTTTGACATTGAGACGACGAACAGCGACACAGACGGCTTTGCATATAGTTTCCAAACGTGTATTGATGGTGTGGTAGTCGTTCCCCGATACTTTGAGGACTGGGCAGAGATTATTGAAACGCTCTGCGATAAGTGGCGGGTGACAGAAAAGCGCAAGCTTATAATTTATGTTCATAATCTGGGGTATGAGTTCACATATCTCATCCAACTTTTAACGCTCCGCTGGGGCGATTGCAAAGCCCTTTACACCAAGAGCAGAAAGCCTTTGACCCTTGAGTTTTCAAACGGTATTGAATTTCGGGACTCTCTCAAACTCTTTCAAAAATCTCTTGCAAGAGCCACAGAGGGGTGCAAGCACGAAAAGTTAAAGGGTGATTTGGATTATTCCGTTTACCGCACCCCAGACACGCCCCTTGATGATAAAGAATTTGCTTATTGTGTGAACGACGTTCTGGGCCTGTATGAAGCTATTGAGCGAATGAAGAAAGAGCGCGGCTTTAATGCCGCAAACATCCCCATTTCAAACACTGCGCTTGTTAAACTGGAAGTGCTGAAAACAGTTGGTAAGGATAAGGGCTTTTCGGCGCTAAAAGAGCGGTTAGCTCTTGACAAGCGGCAAACATGGCTTGCATATAAGGCAATGGCAGGCGGCGACACACACGGGGCGCGGTGGAAAGCTGGGTACACGTTCACCAACTGCAATTCCTACGACTTCAAGAGCGCCCACCCGTCACAACAATTACTGTGGAAGTTCCCGACAAGTACGCCGATGAATTTACCCGACAACACCGGCGAAGCAGATTTAGACGCGCTGATTGACACAGATGTGGGGTGGATAGCAAAGTTATATTTAACTGGGGTCGAAATAAAGGACGACTGCCCAGACCCTTGTATTAGTGCTAGTAAATGTGAAAACAGCGTTCCGCGTCTGAATGAAACGATGCTTGATAATGGCCGGGTGTTGTGGGCGGATGAATTGATATTGTATTGCGATTCAAACGACTGGCAGAGAATCCGGGATGGATACAATTACTCTTCAATGATTGCTTTGGAGTCGTTCGCCTTTAGCACTGACTATCTTCCCGATTCTTTCCGCAAAGCGATTTTCGAGAAGTTCAAAATCAAAGAGACAATGAAGGGTAGCCCCGATTATATGTTTTCCAAAATCTGCGTGAACACCATATACGGGGCGACGGCACAGAAGCAAATCCGGGATGAGTACACGGCAGACATCGGGGATGCAATCGAGTTCGAGAAACTGAGCTGGGAAAAGAATCTTGACGGCATGAGCGAAGACGAAGTGAAAGCGGCACAGTTGGGCAAATCCCGGAACGGACTTGGAACAAACAAGAATTTTCCTTTCCTCTGGGGTCTGTGGACAGCCAGCTTGACACGGTTAAAGCTGTGGCGGCTGTTGAAGATTGTGGGCTGGGATAGGGTCATATACTGGGATACGGACTCCTGCAAATTTGAGGGCGAGAAAGTCCCGGCAGTTGATGAGTACAATGAAGAAATTAAGCGGCAGTGCATCGCCCGAAAGTGCGTTGTGCAGAAGGACAACGGCAAGTGCGTTTATATCGGGGTAGCCGAAGACGAACACCCACAGGCCGATTATGGCTATCAGGAGTTCCGTTTTCTCCATGCTAAGTGTTACGCCGCGCGGAACTGTGACGGTGTCCTAGAAAGCACCATTGCAGGCGTTGGCAAGAATGAGGGCGTCGCCGCCCTCAAGGATGACATTGAGAATCTGAACGACTTCCTTATTATTGAAGACGCGGGCGGGCAGATGCTCACTTACCACGACGCCCCGCCCCGCCTGCGCACCGACTTTGCAAAGCCCACCATGTCCGCATCTTGGATAGTCATGACCCCCCGCCGGTATGAAGTGGGTGGAGTGAACGCTGAGAACATCGACATAGAAAGACTGGGATAAACAAAAGCCCCCGCCGGAGCGGGGGCTTTTGTTGTTAGAGGCTTTCGGGTTTGCTGGCGTCGTTCTGATACAGCAGGATATAGAAAGGAGAGTCAGGCGTGAAGGTGGGCTTGAGCGTCACCCGAAGAGTCGGCATCATGTTGTAAGCCGCTCCCCAGTTGTTATAGGAAGCCTTGATGTTCGTCTTCGCAACCTCTGTGCCGTCCGGTTTGAAAATCCGAACTGTGCCGCCCTCACCGTATGCCAGAGAGAAGGGGGAAGTATTCGGATTTTTGCGAAGGCCGTTACCAGCGGGGAAGACTCCGAACAGCTCCATAGTGCCGTCTTCCTGTTTGTTCACGGCGGCGAACATTGCAACGCACTTCGTTCTCTGGTAGCTGTCCGCCCACTGGTCTACCTTCTTCTCGATGAGTTCATCCTGTGCGGCCTGTTCGGTAGTATAGGTGACAGTATCGACTTTTGCAGAAAGTCCGGTGTCGACATACACCTTGGTGGCGTAGCCGGACACGTCAGGAATGTCGGTCTTGTTGGCCTTGTCAGTCTGTAAGCTGGCAATGTCTCCCGCGTGCTCAGTCAGCTCCCCTTCCATAGAGGCAACGCACTGAGTAATAGTCTGATTGGGGTGCGCCGTCTTCCAGTCGCCCACAATGTCGTCCTGCCGCTTCTGGTCGGCGGTGAACTCCTGTTTGGTCACATGGTCAGCGCTTGCGGCTTTGAGGGCCGTAATTTCGCCGTCCTGTGCCGTGTCTTTGGCGTCGATACGCGCAATGGTTTTTGCGTATTCCTTCGGGTCGATGAGTTCAAGGTGCTCCACCTTGTCGTCAACGGCGGCAATGGCCGCATCAAGAGCGGTATCCTTTGCCTTGAGGTCTGCGATAGACTGGGTATGGCCGTCGGTCGTAGTCTCAAGGGCAGAGATACGGCGCTCATGGTCGGACAGCTCATCAGAGTGCCGGGCCAGCTCCTGCGCGTTGGCGGCAATGAGCTTACCGTTTGCCAGCTCTGCCGCTTTGGCGCGGTTCGTCTCAACGGTCAGAGCGGTATTGGTGGCGTCGGTCTTGGCATCGAGAGCGTCAAGCCGCCCTTCGGCGGTCGTGGCGCGTCCTTCCAGAGCATCCAGCCGCCCGTCCTGCTGAACGTCCTTCTGCTGGATGTGGGCAATAGCGTCCGCGTTCTGGGCAATTTTGGCCTCATCTTCGGTAAGGTCTGCCCGGAGTCCGTCGGTGACAGAGGTGAGCCGTTCGATAGCCGTATGGTTATCGGTGACTTCCTTATGCAGAACGCTCAGCTGTGCGGCGTGGTCTTTGAGCTGTTCCGCGTGCTTTGCCAGCTCATTGGAGTTGACAGCGATGTTTGCGGCGTTGTCCTGAATGTTCTCAGTGTTCCGGGCGATGTCCTGTGTGTTCTGGGTGATAGTTGCGGCCTGTGCATCGTTGACCGTCTCGATGGCAGAAAGCCGCGCGTCCTGCTCCCGGTCTTTCGCCTGAATGGCAGAGATGTCAGTGTCGTTGGAAGTGATTTGGCGCTGAAGGTCAGCGTCCTTCGCTTCGAGTGCGGCGATGTCCTTGACCGTCTGGGCCTGCCCGGCCTGAAGGTCAGAGATAGCCGCGTCAGCGTTGTCCACGCGCTCTGCGAGAGCGTCCACCCGGGCGACAGTGGACGCAACAGAGTTCTTCATCTCTGCGTTATCCTTTTCATACTGGGTGATTTTATCCCGGAACTCCTTGTTGTCAGATGCAAACCCTGTCACCTGCTGGGACAGGTCTTTCACCTGATTTTTGTACTCTTCGACCTGCGCATTATATGCACCGGTCAGCGCCCAGTACCGCTCATTCTTGATGTCAATGCCGGGCGGCACAGGACACTTCGAAGTGTAAGACTCACCCTTATAGGTGACGATAGTCAGGGACTCATATCCCCGCTCAGTGTCCCACTCGATGGGGTCAGCAAATTTCGGGACGTAACGCGCCCCGACGTACATTGACGGCCCACAGCCCGGGGGCGGGGGCGGCGTCGGACGCGGCGGGCGCGGGGGACAACAGGGGTCAGGACGCGGGGGACAGCAGGGATGACACTCACCGCCCGGCGCGTAAGGTGCGGGTTCGATGGGAAACGGATGACAATTCTTATCATGTGCCATATTGATAAAGCTCCTTCCTTAGTAATACTTGATGATGAGGTGGCCGTACTCCGGTTCGGTAATGTCAGCACCGGTATCGAAGGTGAGCCACTTCCAGTTAGCAGGGACATAAGCGCAGAAGCGCCCGGAGTCGGTCAGCCCGAACCACACGAAATGCACCATTTCGTTGACCATTGCAGGAAGGTTCTTGTCTGCCCACTCGATGAACCGCCCGTCTTCGAAGTCCCCGTTGTTGAGACGGTCGTTAATACAGTGCTGTGCATCGGTCAGGGCTTTCGTGGCCTGATTCAGGGCGGCAATGTTGCCGCTGTTCGAGTCCAGCCCTTTCGAGAGCTGTTCAACGAACGCCTGCAAGCTCTGAATCTGGCCCACCATCCACCGAAGGTCATACTGGAAAGGGTCGCCCGGGGTGGCGAACGGGGGATACATATTGCAGTTCATTATTTCTCCTTTCTGCCGATGAGGCTTTCAAGATAGTTGTCGGCGGCGATAGCCTCTTTGGTAAAGCTGTTGTTCTCCCACCATGCCCAGATAGCCGCGCCCACGGTCATACCGGCAGAGATGAGCTGTTCAAGCTGTGCATCATCCACGGGAATGGGGCTGTGTCCGGTGGCAGAAAGAATCTGGTTCGCAAGAGCCAGAATCAACACGGCGGTACGGGTCATAGTAGCAACCTTAATTTTATTCATGTGTTCACCCCCTTTCTGAGATACTGAACTTCACGTTCAAGGTCTTCTATTCTGTGGTTTGCAACTTTAAGTTGCTCTTCCAGCACAGGAACTCTCGAAATCAGGGTATTGTGTTCCCTGACTTCCCGTGTAAGTTCGTCCAGCTTGGTATCGATGACGGCCTGCGATTTACTGTTGGCAATGAGGACGCCTGTTAAGGTGATTATTCCTGTTATTACAGCGGCTATCACTTCATTCATATTCTAGCACCCCCGTCAATAGCAGTCAAGGCAGAAAGCCCGGTGGAAGTCGTCGGCAATTTTAGCGTAAATATCGAACAGAACAACGGCCCTTTCTGCTTCAATCATCTGCTGGGTAGTCGTGACGCCGATGTTGCCAGACTTGCTATATTCATGTGTCACGGTGACGGTGGTGTTCTCCTTCCCCGTCTCAAGAGAGACGGCGTGTTCGTTGTGCTTGTTGTCCTTCAAGGACTCGTCCCGGGTGCGGTCGTCATACTGGTTTTTCTTGACGCTCCCGCCCTTGGTAGTTCCCTTATCGGCGTGTTGGTCTTTCGAAATGCTTTCGGCGCGGGTATCATCAACTGTGCCGTCAGACGCCGCCGAATGGGTATCACCGTGGGTATCAGATGTGGATAAATCCCGGGAAGTTTCGAAAGCGTGGTTTTCGGTGTTCTGGGTCGTGTCTTGGTCGGTGGTCACGCCCTGCGTGAAGTCGGTGTTCTGGGTCGTGTCTTCGTGCTCTGTCCAGTTGGTTTTTTTGGTTTCGTCCGAATGGCCTTTTTCATCGGTGACGGTGTGGCTGGTGTTGTCGGGCTGGTAAGTCGCTTCGTTTTCAGCAGACAATTTGTTTTCGGTATCGCTGACGGTGTTTTTGGTCGTGTCGATTGTATCCGTCATCGTCTCGTCATGCTTCGTGTCCCGTGTCCCCACGACACCAGTATGAGAAGTAGTATCAACCTGACTATCGAGAGTGCCTTTAATATCTTCGATAAAGTCCCGGGTCTTCTCCCCCTCTGCCGTCGAAAGGTTGTTGTCGTGATAATGCCCGTCTTCCTTGTTCCACCCGTCATGGACGGTTTTGCTGTGCTGGGTGGCATCGTTTGTTTTCCATCCATCGGCGGCAGTATCTTCATGATAAGCCCCGTCCTCAGTGTTCCACCCGCCTTTTGTGCTGTGGGCCGACGCGGTGTCTGTTGCCCCGCCGTGGCTGTGGGCGTCGCTCTGAGTGCTGGTATCCCGGTCGGTGGTCGTGGTATCGGTGCTCTTTTCCGTCATCTCAGTATTCCAGATGGGATTATAGGAAAGCTGTGTCGTAGCATACAGTTTTGCCCAGATAGGACAGAGCCGTTTCGACCACCAATAAAGCTCACCTTTCATATAAATAGGGTCTGGGTGGTACAACGGGGCGAGTCCATGCAGATGACGGATAGTCGAAATAGCCTGCATTTTATCCAGCCCCGTGGGCAACACCATGTTTGCAAAAAGGTCGTGGTCGTACATCAACAGCGCTTCAAGGTTTGCACCACTGTCCAGCTCATTCACCAGTGTTCCGTAATAAACGGGCATTGTCTTCACTCCCTTCTGTATCCTGCTTCGGTTCGTTAATTTTGAAAGTAATGTTCAGGCCGTACATTTTGTTCACTTCATCAAGGGACTTTTCAAGGCAAATTCTCCACACTTCCCGGCGGTTAAATGTCTCAGCGTCCGCGCTTTCACTTTCGTTTACGTTCATTCGCTCCTTCTTGTCGGGCTGAACTTTAATTCCAAGTTCCCGGTAGAAGTCCATCAAAATGGTACGTCTGAACTCCATGAGTTCGGGAAGGATGAAGTTCTTCGACAAGTCACGGTCAATTTGCATGATGGGCAGTTCATAAGTGCCACCCTCTCCCGTCTTGCCGTCAATGGGCCGCTTCAAATCGGGATTGAGAATGATTGCGGGTTCACCGTTTGCCAGCCGTTGAAACATTGCTTCAAGACTCTTCTTCTGTTTGTCGTCCTTGGCAAAAGCGCCGTATGCAAACCGGGCATTCAAGGCGCTCTGCCGAATAGCTACCTCTGCGTGTTGCATTTCAACGGCGTACTTGGTAATAATATCCCAGATGCCCCGATAGTCGGGGGTGAGCTTGATGACGCCGCACTCCGTCCCTATTTCAAGGGGGCGGTTGAACTGGAAGAACTGGGTTGAAATGGTCATCGCCCGGGGCTGATACTGTAAGCCGTACCCCGACGGATACCCGGGTTGAACCACCATGCCATACTTCTTCGTGTTGAACACTACGGCATAGCCCATTCGGAACAGCTGGTACATGAATGCATCATAGTCCCAGCCGATTTGACCGGGTGCGGCTTCCGGCAGGCCGTTAAACTCGATGATGGAGCGGCATCTCTGGAAGAAGGAACGCTCCCAGTAATTGAGGGCGTCGGTGGAAATGCTTTTGATAAATGTTCCACATGGAACACCACCGTCAAAGAATCCGTCATAACACTGATACATTATAATCACCTCACTCGATAAATACGCCTGCGTCCATACACCGGTTGATATATGCTATCTCGTCGGGCATTGCTCCCACGGGCTGACAGCTAAAATCACGGGTTTTGCAATATCCTTCAACGGGGGTCGCTACCCTCATGACCGGATACCCATACAACCCCTGATAACCCGGGTCATCAATCGGCGGATAATAAAGCAGGGTAAGTTTTGCTTTCAACGGTAAATACACCTGAGAAGCACCGGTAAGGCTTCCCACGCTCTGCGTGATGGGCTGAATGGCCTGCGACGCGGCCTGACCAACTGCGCCGCCTACTGCTCCATCGGTGAATGCTCCACCCAAAGCAGACATTCCGGCGACAGCCGCACCGGCGAAGAGCCCCCCGCCGAAGGTCATAGCCGCACCAACTGCCGTTACTGCCGCACCCAGTCCTTTCCCCGGGTCGTAGTTGCTTGACCCGATACCATAGGGGCTAGAAATGTTTGTACTACCGGTGTATACGGTATAGTCTCCGGCCTGTATTTTGACCGAAACACCGCCGTCAATAAAAGAGAATGCCGTTATCACGGTCACGCTTGCCGCGTCGTTGCACTGGTCAACCGGGATACCCACAACGCCGATGAAAGGGACGTACAACTGAATTTGACAATTCATCCGTTTCCAGTCCTCAGCAGGCCACGGGATGGGAATATTGACAACGTGAACTTTATTGCTGTTTGCACTCACGACGGGGGCTGTGATACCTGTATCAAACTGCCCCAGCGTAATTAAGCCGCCACCTGTTCCCACTAAGCCATCGTCTACCGGTATCCAGATACAGGAGCGTATATTTTCCGTTGCGTTGCCGCCGAAAAGTAAGTTGTTCATGAACTGAGGGAGAGCTACTTCCCACTTGACCATAGCCGCCGTTTCTGCAAGCCACGTCGTAGACAACACTTTAAGCAGAGTTGCAAGCTGTGTTCTACTTAAAGCATACGCCTGTAGGCCGTTTTTGCCAACTGCTGAAAGAACGTAACAACCGGACGCCGAAATCGTGCCGGGACAGGTATCAACTTCACTGCTTGAAACAGTGGGTTTTCTTGCGACGTTCTGCCGCGCGTCCTGTAAGCGGAATTGTGCGCCGCTTGCGTCACTGTTAAACCCGTACTCGATAAACGCCTTAGTTTTCAAAATCGTATCCCGGTAAGTTGCCAGCGGGTCAATGGACAGACTGATTTGCCAGATGTTCGCCCGAAGGGTAGTAATGTCAGTAATCCAGTAAAACGATTTGGTTTCTTCGCATTGACAGTAGTTCCATTGCGGCGAAATGTTTATGGAGTTGATTGTGCAGTAGATGACAGGGTGCTCCATGCTGGTGGGTTTCTTGAAATCGCATCGCTCTTCGTCTTTCAGAACGCTATAATCGAACGCTTTCGTGGAGTTGATTTTCTTCTCCACGTTTCCGAAATGAAAATGATAGCCATGCTCAACGCTGGGCGCGGGGACAGCTCCATTGAATGTGCCTGCCATTAAATCACCTCTTTCTATAAAATAAGCCCCGCCCCATAGGGGGCGGGGCGTTCAGTCGTTACGGGCCGGGCGTAACAGGGTCAGCCATATAATAAAGGATGGCGTTTTCCGTGGGGTCGAGAGTGTAGTTCATCTTCCAATGGTGTTCGATGTTCCAATACTCGCCCCGCGTATTAAAGGGAGTCGTCCACACGTTATCCTTGAAATAGGTCGTTGCCATAGCGCGCTTGTCGTACAGCAGACCCACCACATAGTCAAGCTGGACGGGCTTGCCCTGCTCTGCTTCGGCAGTGTTCACGTTGAACTGAGCGGGCGTGACGCTGATTGCAGAGCGGTCGTTGATGTTCTGCCAGAAGGTGACGCCCTCATAGTTGCCAAAGCTCAGATAACCCGGGCCGAAGATAGCGGGGTAGACCCACGCCTTGGCGTCGTTGATAAGAGGCTGGTACAGAAGAAGTTTTTGCTCACTCTTGGGAGTGTGACGGAACAGATGCAGGGTGTTCCCCTTGTCATCGGTGCAACGGGGCGTCAAGTGGAACAGTTCGGTGGACTCTTCCAGAAGCGCCGTATCCGTTTCCAGACGGCTCACGAAGAAAGAAAGAAACTCCTGCAAATGGGTCGTCAAAAGTTCGTGGGTCGTGTAGGCGGTATTCCGGGCCACGTTGAAAGCCTCAGTAAGGTTAACCTTACTGCCCGGCTTGCCGGTGTTGTAGATAGCGCCCATATAGTTCATGACACACAGGCGGTTTTCCATCTCCTTCCAGCGGGCAACGTCGTTCTGAATCTCGACAGCCATACCCTGCATAAAAGCAGAGAACTCCGACTCAGACTGAAATGCCGTGTTGAGCTGGTCGAGAAAGCGGGTATAGGCCTGGTTCAGAACTTTCTGGTCCCCATACCACATCTCGAACGGATAACGCTTCTTGATTTTGTACATATCAAGGCTGTTACCGTCCACCAGAGTGTCGGGGTTCTGCTGGGTGTTGATAAAGTCGGACTGCTCAAATTCGCCCGCGAAGAAGGCGATTTTCCGCATGAACAGCCCCCAGTCCTGCCGACTCACTTCAATGGAAGTGAAACGGCCCGTGTACGCGCGACTGTCGATGACGGTGCGGGCCACCATGTTGGAAAGGGCCTGCAACGTCCCCTCTTTGCTGGTAGAAAGACACATCTGCCCGACGTTAATAAAGGAAGAAGTGTCCACGGCGGTGATAGTCCGCTGGCCCGTGACGTCCTGCAAGACGGCATTGACGATGGTGTAGACATCCTTCGGACGGAACACGTCAGCCTTTGCAAGGGTGGGCATATTGTTCTTCGATTTTGCCACGATTTACACCCCCTTCGAGAAGTCCGGCGCGGCGTCCGGGATTGCGGGCGTAATAGCCGCCCTGATAATGTCATCGACCGACACGGCGTCAGCGGTATTGTCGCTCAAACTCCCCGCCGTGGGGGTCGCCAGAGTGTCCAGCCGCGCAGTGAGTGCGGCGATACTCTGGGCCATAGCGCCCCAGTCCGGTGCAGACAGGGCGGCAGGCGAACTTGCAAAAGCAGTAACATTTGTTGCAACGTCACCCGGCAAGGGGGGCGCACCCGTCAGCGGGGCGGCCTTGGGAGTCGTGGGGGCAGGCGCGGGATTGCTACCCAGAAGGGCGGCAATGTCGGCTTTCGAATAGCCCGCACGAGCCAGCATAAGAACGTCATCGAGTTTCATTTAATAAGCTCCTTTCCAGCGGCTCTTGCCGCTTCTGACATCCACATGAGTGAATGTATGATAGATTCCAATACCCCCAGACGCTCCCAAAAAACACTCTGCATACTGGGCTACTTTCTCCGGGCTGATACCTTCAATCCAGATGTCAGCCGCCTTCCCTTCGCAATGCTGAGACTTCGGAGAAGCGTTTTTGATAGTTCGGTTGTACTCCTTGGAACGGTATCCGCTGTTAATGTGTACCGGCTTGCCGGTCAGGCGTCGAATGTTTTCCAAGAGGTCAATCAAACGGGGGTCGATGATGACAGTATCACAGGGGTCTTTCCTGCTGTGAAACTCCTTCACTTTGAAGTGAGGGGAAACAGACGTGTTTGCATCTGTCCTATATGAGTACGAAAGCATTTGCTTCGCTCCTTTCTATGATAACGGGGGTATGCAAGATAAGAATGCAACTCCACGCCCTTCCGGGGCGCTTATCTTTTGGAGTCCCCCGCACCTTTATAATAGCACTCACTCTTCCTTCATGTCAAGATAGTCTCTTATCTTGATAAGGGCCGGAACATCGGCACACCATACTTGACCCAAAACAAACATCAAACCGAAGTAAGGATGGGCCAGTCTAAAAGTATTTCGCCCGGCCTGTGTATCGGGGTATACTTCGTGGGACTGGTGCGGGGAACTGGACAGATAATAGTGAGCATCATCGTATTTGTAACAATACAAATCCCCCACTTTGAACTCCGGTTTCATGCCGCGCAAGCTCATCGGATGGACTGCTTCAAGGTTGTTGTAACTGAATTTGTTTTCCATTGCCATTTGATAGAACTTTGAATCTTTGTTTTTCATCATGTGCTTCATGAACGCTGTTTGAGCGCGTTTCTCACTGACTCGCTGAGACTTCGGCATACAGAGGAAAACGCCGCTATCTGTGAGCGTCCATTCTTTGCCCGTCCTTGCCATTTTCGCAATCTCATCCACAACGCCCAACTCGACCAGCACCGGGGACGTAATATCAAAGGCGTTTGCAAGTAGCCACATTCTCAGCGGGGGGTTGCCCTCAAGTTCCCTGTTGCCGTTTATGGTGACATAGGCATTCAAAAGGGCGTCGCCCTCTGCCTTGCGTTTTACAACGATTTTCTCCGGGATGAACTCATCATACACGACATCATGAAAGGCAGAGCCGTTGAAGCCTCGAATATTCGCAATGCTGGGAAGGGTCATCCCGATGCCGTATTTCTTGATACAGTCTTTGGGCTTTCCGTCCTCATACTCATACTGTCCGATAGTGTAGGTCACTTTGCCGCTTTTCACAATGTCCACATCAAACCCTTCATTCTTGAGGGGCAAGAAGGGGTTTAACTGTGGGTCAGACGTGATAGCGTCAAACTCTGTGTTGGTGCGGCGCAGATACAGAAATGGCTTGTCGTTCGTCAGCTCATACAACAGTGTGCCGTAGGTTTTGCCCACTTGCCGTTTACCTATTATAATGTTACACCAAGCCCCTAATGAAGAAACGGCTGGGATGTTCACCCAGCCGTCGTTTGTATAGAGGTCTAGCGTAACTTCTCTGTTACGCTTTCCCATTGTTACACCTCATGCCGGGTTTTCCAGTCCACAGGGTCGCCCGCCTGTGTCGCGTGGTTAATAACGGCCTGTGCAATGGCGTCTTCATCGGCACTGTCCAGCCACACCCCGACGGCGTCCACCCACTTGTCGGACTTGTTGCTTTTGTTCTGAGGGGGGCTAACGAACGCGCCCTTCTTGCCGTCGATGACCTTCATGTTGTACAGGGCAAGGCCGGGAAGGTTGAGGGTGAACGCAATCACCTTGTCACTGAGGAAACGACAGCCGCTGACGGTCGCCCCCTTGATGTTCAGCTTGGGACGACCGTCATACTCAGGGGCGGCAACGGTCGAACAATTCTTGTTGAAAGTAGCCATAACATAGTCTCCTTACTAAAGTTTCTGGGCGGCGTGAATCACGTCCAGCTTGTCGATGATGGTATACAGCAGTTCGTTTGTCTTGCCCTGTGCGGCGAGCATCTTCGTCAGAAGGTCAACGATAGCGGCAAGTTTGTTGTTGATGTCCTGCATGGTTCTACACCCCCCTTACCCGAAAATCCACCGACTGAGGAACTGCTTCCCCACGGGGTCGGCGTTTGCGGGGTACAGCGCAGAGGGCTTGAGATGGTCGTTGTACACGGTGGCGATGAGATGGTTCTGAGCTTTAAGCTCTGCTTCCATCTGGGTCATGGTTTTGTTTTCGTGACAACAGGGGTTCCAAGCGGGACTGTAAGGAAAGCCGTGTCTTGCGCCCTCTTCGAACGCCGTGATTGGGACGGGGTCAAAGCGGCCTACACCGGACACGATGTTAGAAAGGTTTTCGCTCTTGTCGTACACCAGCCCGTAAATGTTCTGGGCGGCGTCCTCATAGAACAGGACATAGGACACGTTTGCCGGGACACAGCAACCGGCAGTGCAGGTATCAGGCATTGCTTGCCTCTTCTTTCTGGGCGGCGTCCGGCTCTTCGTCGTCCGGTTTCTCGCCCGTCTCTTCAAGCTTGCTGTGCAGGTCGTTCCATGCGAAGTCGGCAGGGACGGCGACGCACATCTCAGAAAGGATGTTCGGATAGTTAACATCGAGAGCGTCCATCTCGAAGACTTTCGTCCCGGCCTTGCTGGCTACGACTTTGTAGCCGTCCAGTTTGGCGCACTCAGTACAGCTGCGGACATTGTGCGCTTCGATGAAGAGAAGGTTAAAAACCTTCTTGACCTTAACAGCGGTGAGCAGAACGTACTTGATAGAACATTTCATGAGGTCTTATCTCCTTTGTAGTGGTGGATGTTCGGTATTTGAAACGCTGTTGTGTTTCATGGTTTTATTATACTCTACTCAAGGCCGTTTGACAACAGTTTTGACCGGCTTATTTTGTAAACATTTTATGACCACCTTGCATCCCTGTTGGTAAACTTTATCATGCTCAAGCTCCTTTCTCTTACAGCTTCAACAGAACTTCCAAAACGGTCATCGCGTCTTCCATGCCATAACCGTGGTTCTTCATCTGCTCATTCTCTGCGTTCTC